AGGCATTTCTAACTTGAGGATTATTTCTCCTAATGTATGTACTTGTACTTTTACATCTTCACTCATTATATCTCCTTTAGTTTATCTCTTAAACTCTTTTTGTACTTTGTAACATTATATTTAAGAAATGGTTTGTATCGTATCATTCTATCATATAACTTTGGCCATAATACTTTTTCAGTTATGTTTTTATTTAGTTGTTTTGTAAATGATAATATATCATCTAATATTATAAATGTTTCAAAGTTTATTCTTTTAGATAAAAACATCTTTAATATAGGTGGGTGTTGTCCATCTTTTGATGTAAAAATATCATCAAATTCTATCTTTCGTTCTAGCATATAATCAAGGTCTTGTTCATAATAATAATGTAATGCTTCTACCTTCTTTGTCCATTGTTTGTAATGGTCATCACCAGACTTACCAATGATGTCACCAACCCATAGATTAGTATTAGAAACAAAATTGCTAAGGAAGTAGTCAACAATAGTGCTATTGTTATAAGATTTACTAAGCTTATGAAAGAAATACCTATCCCTTCTTTTAGTAAAAGTTTCCAGTC